TAAATATCATCGGCTAACATCCAAACACGCTCCGATAAAAGCAACTGTTTAAATGTTTCATTCATTACCTCTTTTACAAATCCTGAATTAACTTTAAACTTTTCTCTTGCTTGCACATTGAACTTTACAAATTGATGATTACCATCTGCTGGCTGTCCTCTGTCACCCTCAAACTCCTCGTTAGTTACATTTAAACTTTCTGATTTTGCTTTAAAGAATGTTAAGAATTGCAAACCACCCTCTTTATTTTCAAAAGCTATATCAATTGGTGTATATCTACATTCATCAGTAATTAATAAAGTTGTAGTTACTCCATTAAAAACTATCTCAATATATTCATCGGCTAATGCTTCAGAAACATTTACCCATACATTCTGCACTACACTATTTGAATGTGTATCTTCTAAAATGTCATCCTCGTCAATCGAGTAATCTATTTCTAAATTTGGATATGATTTAACTGTAATTATCATTACCCTATGTATTCAATAAAGTGTACAATTCTACTAGGTTGTACATTTTGGTTTGTTCCTGATACTCCTGTTGAATCTGTAGTAACATCTGATGTATTGTTGTTCGCATTATTAACTACATTTGAACCAGACCCTCCAGAAGTTGTTGTGCTTCCCTTAATGGTATGTGTATGTGCAACTAATATAGCATCGGCACTACCTACATTAGCTCCTAGCGTTCCAAAGAATCCACTTGTATCTTTACCTACTAAAGTTTTGCCTCTAAAGTCTGTAACTTCTGCCCATCCTGTTGGAATTGTTCCAGCTGGTTTATTCCATGCAATCATTGCTCCATCAGGAACAAATACTGCTGTTATTAAAGCTGTAGCTTCTTGCTCAGCTTCTAATAATTCTACTCTTTCTAATAATGTCATATCTATAATTATTGGTAAATTAAAAAATCCATCTCTTTGTACTTTAAACTCTGTCCCTTGTAATAAAATTCTATTTGCTGGAGGTTGTGGATTTTCTCCTTCCATTCCATAACCATAACCTCGAAGCATTAATACTGTTGTTTGTAACTGTACTACATCTGTATCAATTGGGTTACCTGTATTATAAATTACAGCTGTTTTAACCCATCTTTGATTATTGCCATCATAAAGACCTGTTCCTGCTCCTAGCTGTGGAGTAAACTCTATAAAATCATTTACCAACCTAGCAATATTTATTTTATCTGTATTAACCGAGTTATCAATATTTCTTTTTGTCTTTGAATAAGTAGGTGTAACTGGAGGATCAAACTTAATTCCATTCCAAACCCAAATTAATAAAGTGTAATCTAAAGCTACATCGCTTGTCAAAGGACTTAAAAAAGGAATATTAATATAATATGAACTTAAACTCTTTATCATAATTTTAATGCTATTTTTATTTTTTCATCAACTTCTAAACTGTAAGCTAAATAAACATCTTCAGGTAATCTTTGAAACGCTTGTTCAAATGGTTTAGTAAAAAAGTTTGTTGTTGCTAAACCTTTATTCCAAATGCTTCTAATTATTAAAAAGGCAGTTGCTTTGTAAGTTAGAAATTGTCCAGTCCTCCTATCTTTAAATTGGATTCGCTTTCTTGCTACCCAACCATTAACTCCAGAAGTCAAACCGCCTTTTTTACCTGTTCCTTTTCCAAACTTAAATTGACTTAATGGAGCTTTTTCTGAACTACTAACACCCTTTACACCTTCATCTACAAATTGCCAATAATCGTTTGCAGTTCCAAAATCAAAAGTTAATGTCGTTGTATTTTTAACCTCAGCTACTTTATAACTTATGCCATCGTATAATGCACCTGTATCTTTCTTTTTTCTTTTAGATAGGTTTGATTTAGCCTGTTGTTTAACATACTTCCCAAACTTATCTAATTCATTTGCTACTGACATAAATCAATTGTTGTATTAGGTGTTTCAACTATAAAAGTTAATCTTGCACCATCCAACAATTTACTACCCTCAAAACTTCCTAATTCAAATGTTGGATTTTCACTTGCTGTTAAATTTGTCTTTTCAAAGTCTGTCCACATTGTTAGCCACATTCTATTTAAAACAGCTAAAGCCAAATTATGATTATCTACTTCATCATCTTGCCCCCAAAAGTCATCAGTTATAATCTCTTTGTTTATATCTCTAATATTAAAACAAGATAACTCAACATTAAAATTAATAGTCGAACCGTTTGTAAATCCACCACCTTGAATATCAATATTAACTAATGGAAATATAGTTTCTTTGTTGAGGTCTGCTGACTTCATTACTTTATTAACCAAGTCATCAGCATCGGCTAATTGTTTAAAGTACTTGTATAATTCAGATAGTTGATTCATAATTCAATTGTGTTTGTATTTCCTTTCATTATCTTAGCTTTTAACTTTTGCTTGTCAATCTTGTGAGCTAAATGGATATGTATTTTGTGAACGTTCATTTTTAATATCTCATCTACTTTCCAAATCTTTCCCTTTGCTAGTTCGTCAATAGTTGCATACCACCCCCACTTATCAAAGTACTCGCTTGCACTTCTTCCTTCGCTTGTTCCACCTTCATATATTTCTGGGTATAATTCACTAATTCGCTCGCTAAACTCGAAAAAAAAACCAATGCACCATTAACGATATTCATAGGTGTATGCTTCATTATGTTCGCATATTGTTCTGTACCCTGATAAGATATAATTTCGTAGTTGCCTACTGAATCTTTTTTCTTAATTGGTCTAAACAATACAGCCATCAGTTTATGCATTTCATCTATTTTAGTTCCATAGTTAGAAATATCTATAAATTCTCCTTGAGTAATTTTATCGAAGTTTGTTATAAATCCAAACTCAACATCTTGAATAAAAAATGTAGGTTTAAATTCTACGGTTTGGTTTAATGCAATATCTATTTGCTGGGATATATCTACAAAGTCTTTTGAAGAAATTAAAGTAATTTCATCTCGTTTAATATTAGTAAATATCTCTACTTTTCTAATATCAAATTGTGATTGCGATAAATCTTCTCGCAAAAGTAATTCATTATACTTTTGAAATTGGTGTAGATTAATATCTCCTATTGATTGTGGAATTGTAACTGTCATACTTTATAAACGAAAAAAGTAGAATTTTGTGACTAGGTTTAGCGAATTTCTATTTGATAGCCACCTGAAAGATTGTAAGAAACATTGTAACGAATAGCATCAATAGAGTGATTCCAATTATCGCAAAACAGTTTACTCCCTTTATCGGTGTAAACATAATTGTTTAATTCTTTGCCTATATTTTCACCATCTACTATTATTTTATAGTCTTGCATTATAGCAACTCCAGCTGAGATACTTCCTGCTCCTTTTGCAGTTGGTACTACTCTGCAACCTAACTTAACTAATTCATCAATTAAACGAGGCTCAGCAGAATCAGCAACAATTAATTTATTACCAGCAATTGATTTATTTATGTAGGCTATTTCCGAAGTTGTAAGTTTAGATTTATATAGATGCTCTTTTACATAAATTATCTTTTTATTCCTATCAATTGCAACCTCAACTAATGTTGTTGGATCAATGCTAAATCCGTAATCTTGCCCAAATGAAGTTTGTAAGTTATCAGGATTAAATATTCCAAACTCCCAGTTTGTAAATACAACACCCTCTGCTTTGTCTAACCAACCACCTAGAATAACGTGATTGTATTTTTTTATATTAGTTTGCTTAACTCTTTGAATGTCATCTAAAAAAGATTGTTCTAAGTTTTCTAAATTATCTAAGTATGAAGTATGAATATAAGTTACATCGCCTTTACTTCCGCAAAACCCCTCTTGAACTCCTACACTTTCAAAGAAACGTTTGTAAATCCAATGCTCTTTTGTAGATGGGTTAAGCATTATTATTATTCTGTTTTGCTTTCCTTTCTGTCTAACACTCCAGTTTATTTTATCAAATACACTTTCATCTACAAGTTCTTCAGCTTCATCGAGTATCCAAGTTGTAATTCCTTGAAGTGATTTAAGATTTGCGGTTTGGTCTCCTGATGATGTTTTAATTCCTCTAAAAAGTATTTCGCTATTGGATTGCTTATTTTTTATTTCTGATTTGTTTATATCAAAAATATGATTTGCTTCTATTAAGTCAATCTTTTCTTGAAACTCTGGAATAATAGAATCATTTGCGGACTTCATTGTATAACGAGTGAATAGGATTTTATGCCCTGTTTCAAATGATAAAGCCGATGCAAAAGCACCGACTTCAAATGATTTACCACTACCTCGACCTCCTGTAATTATAAAGAATCGGGTTGTGTTTTCGTAAAGTTGTTTGTATTTTTTATTTAAAGTTAATGACATCCTTTAAATTGAAATCATTTACATTTAAGTTTGTGTTTTGGTCGATAACTTGTTTAGGCATACCAAAGTTATATTGAAAGAACAATTTAACTGCCCAATCTTTACCCTCATTTAAAGCGTTTGTAAGAGCTTCAAATGCAATAGGCTCTAATGGTGTAAGCTTTTCAATTAATGATTGCTCCTCTGCCTTTGATTTACGACCTGCACCCTCTCTTGCACCTCCTAGTTTCTTTTCCATATTGAAAAAATTTGATTATTCAATTACTTACATTCAACTTTAAAATATTTATTGCTTCCTATCTGTACATATTTCCCTGTAGCATCTTGACAGTATGTAGGTTCTGTATAAGTCTTTTGATAGTACCACGTTGCTTTAACGCCATCAAGTCTAACTTTGTAATCATAATACACTTTATCGCAGTTACAACTTGTTGAAGCATCATCATCCGAAGATGAACAACTAAGAACTAAAAGAGTTACTAATATTAATAAAATTGCTTTCATTTTTTAAACTATTTAAACCGTTATTAATTTGATATTTATTAAATTCTATGCACCATGCTTTTAAATCTTGTAGCTTTTCATCTTTTGATTCAAGTACTTTATCAACTGTTATCTTTTTATATTTCTTTGGTAAATTACTAATAATAATTTTCAGTTGTTCTATTTTAGTTTTCATGGTTATCGTAAATTTTATCTAGTTTATCAATAATTGATATTAATGGTTTAGGGCTACAAGTAGCACATGGCTTCCAAACATTACGATTAAATACTGAAGCATAAAGCTCACAAATAAAATCTACTTGTTGTTTAGAAAGTCTTAATGTTC